TCAGCATAGACATTGATAGCCTGCTGATCTAAAGATAACGGTATGCTTTGCTCATAACGTCTGGATCGACATATAGTGCTAAATGCCGAAAGAATTGAATCAGCCGCATACGAATATTCTGGCGGATCCGGAATACGGCCGCCTAAGAACTTGATTTGCTCGATTTCGTGCGGCGTTTTCGACGCATACGTTTTTTGGTATTTGTAGAGCTCCATGACTTTCCCAGAATTAAAGCCTTGTCCTTGTCTGCGTCTTCCTGAATCTTCTGGGCCTGTTCTTTAATGAATAGCCAGATTGAAATACCAATATCACCAAGATTAAGAAGCTTTGAGGCATTCTCAGGTGTATATGGCTTTTCGGACTCAACAGTTTTACCGTCTACGATTTCGGCAAATACCACACCTTTCCAGTCTTCGATTAAGTGGGCCGCGCATGCATCCATTAAAAGCTCGTGGTAAAGCTTGGCATCTTCATCTTTGACCATCACATCATAGCCTTTAGACGAGATCTGGTTTCCTGCCCGTTCAATAGCTACCTGAAAAGGCTTATAAGCGATACCACGGACTTTGAACTCAGCCTGTACATCGCCATCAGCACCCTTGTATTCACACCATTTTGATACGTCTGAGCTTTTAATAATTCCGACTTTTAAAGCCATAACAACCTCTAATTTTTAGAAATAAAAAAGCCCATGGGTTTCCATAGGCTTTGTTACTGAATAAGTTGATTACACAAGAGCACGTACAATCGTTGGACTGGTACGCACTTGGGCAAAATTGATATCTATTGTAATAATGTCATCGCCACCACCATCAGGGTGATTTGCTTCCTTAACTTCAAGTTGCGGGAAGTTAAACGAGTACTTACTGCCTTTGGTATCTGTAATATCGAAGGTCAATGTAAATACATCACGGGTTTTAATAGCATCAATCCAAGAAGCAGATGTTGCTGAAAACATGAAATTAGCATTTACGCCAATATCCATCATTTTCTCTAAGTAAAACTCAGGCGTGTACTTACCAGAACCGATACAACGGATCGCTTCCAGATTATTACTAAAGTTGATGGTAAGTGTCTGCAGACAAGCTTTACCCTGAATTGATTGACCATTAATAAGTAGCTTTTCAACATTTGGCATACTCACCAGAGGGCGAGTCGATGCTGGAATAGGATTTGTAACAGGATTAACCTGCTGTCGCGTAAATGAGCTACCTACTAAACCAAAGTTACCAGTGATTTTGCCTGTGGTCTGGATCGTCATTTCACCTGTATTCACTTGAATACCACGATAAATAAAGACTTGACCAATATCTTCAAAGACTTTTACCAAGGTAAGAGACTTACGTACTCCACCACCAAAACTTAAAGCATTTGCAGCCCAGTTATTGAAAGCGAGAACATTTAAGAATAAGTCAAAGGTACCTAGTGATAATTCAAACTCTAGTTGACCAGTTACTTCGGCTTCCGTTACAACAGCGCCTTGGCGAAAACGTGAATCAACTACTTCACTGCTATCTTCAGTAGTAACATTTTCAGTCAAACTATCAGTAACACGGCGAACGGTGTACCAGACTGGATTTGCAGGAGTTGTTCCTAAAACTGCTTCCTCACAAGCATATAATCGAATTTTTGCGCCTGAACTCATTTATGGTTCTCCAAAATTTAGGCAATAAAAAACCCGCTGTTTAAGCGGGTTATTAAAGTGTTTCGTCTGTTTCTGAGATTTCTGGCGGTTCCACGCCATTCATGGCTGCAGCAACTGCCTGAGATAAGTTAGTCGGCTGGAAATCCACTGGTGTTTCACTCAACGGCTCTTCAGGCTCTGGTTCAGGTTCTTCATGCAGACGGATATCAATCCAGCGGCCTTCTGGAATATCAAGTGGATTTTCGAGATCAGCTACAATGGCTGCCTTTTCCACATCAAACTTACGTTTATAAGTTTTAATAGAAAGATCACCATTTTCTAAGGTTGAATATTCAACTGCTACTACCGTATTACCGTTGGCATCCTTAGGTACTTCGATATACCAACCTTCCTGTGCAAAGCCTAAAGAGCCCTTAATCAGATAGTCACCAGTGCCTAATTTGTCAAAAGTGATCGGTTGCTTGGCAGCATCGTTATTTAGCTCAATATGACTTTGGAAAAGCTTAACGACTGGTGAAGCGGCTTTAATAAAACCATTTCCATCAGTTGTAGTATTTTGTGCAGTCAATAAATTAAACCAATTAGACCAAGTACCACTATTATTAAATCGATACTTCAGGGCAGAATGTGAGGCAGCTTTCCCAAGCTGAAATGAATGACTTCCATTTGTATATAAACCCATTGAGCGTCGGGTACAGTGTAAAAAGAGACCATAAGGACCAATACTATTACCAGTATCATTTGTTAAAGTGTCATCTGTTCGAAAAAAACCATTATTAAGAGGAGCAACCATATCAGATACACGAGAACCTTCAGCCCCTATCCCCCAATCACCGACTCTTAGTGCTCGTCCCGGCGTAGGATCATATTGACTTGTTGTTGACGCTAGTACAGCAGCAGTTCCTAACCCCAAATTCATTCTAGCTGTCTGTGCATTATCAGCTCCTAATCCTCCCTGAGAAATTGATAAAGGGGTTGTAAGTCCCTTAAGCTCACTAATATCACTATTTACCCCACTTGCAGCTGCGCCTAGGTTAGCTCGTGCACCAGCCGCTGTAGTTGCCCCCGTTCCACCTTGAGAGATAGCTGCAGTACCAACTACTTGAGAAAAGTTGGGTGCCAGATTGGGAATACCTGACGCAAATGGCAACATAAACTGCCGCTTGCCCTGTGAGGCGTTATATGGGAATGGCCGATGATCCCAACTAAATTTAAAAACAAGATTTGCCATTATGCTGTTACTCCGTCAATCACTTGGAAAGTCAAAGTTTCAGTGTGCTGTGTAGTGCCACTAACTACAGCTTTAATATCCATCTGACACAGCCCTAAAGGCCAAGTTGCAGTGCTTGCACTAGATTTAATGTTCAGCCACCCTTTCTGTGTGCTTTGGCTTAATGCAGTACAAGTTAATGTGGCCACAGTAGCACCATCAGCCAGAGCTTTAACCTGTGAAGTGAAGGTATAACCTGTAAGATCAATTGCACGGCGCACATCATCTGGTGGATATTGCAGGGCTTCATCCATATCAACTAGCTGAAGATTTAAGTTGAAAGTGTCACCACGCTTAAATACAAAATTGCTCATAAGTGATTCCTATAGACATAAAAAAACCACCGATGAGGTGGTAGTGATTAAGACATAAAGTACCTCTCAAAATGGAGGTCTCATAATTCAAATTAATTAATATCTAGGTTTATATCTCTTGTTTCCTCCACTCGTAATACAGTAGTGCCCACCTCTAGGACCCACGCAATAATCCACCACAGCACATGAACAATCACTATCGTAGTAGGTTTTTTTCTGTTTTCTTTCAGAATGATGAGGATGAGATTTTAAGGCCTGATAATTATTTGACGTGGTTGATCGAGACTTTTGTTTAAAACAGCCATCCGTTTCACATAATAGCTTTGTTGATAACCACTGAGGTGATGAGGAATTTAAGGAAATACGTGCCCAGTTTCCTTTCATCTCATAAATATCAACTTTTTCCCCACGTCCTAACTTTCCTACTACTTGACCGTTTGGTTTATCTCTAATATTTAAAGAATTAGTGTTGATATATTTTGATTCGATAACTTCCTCTACTGCACTCTGCGCATTTTCTGAGTCTGAAGTTTGTTTTGGAGAGTTATCATTGCCTGAACCAAAAATCCCTAAAGCTACTAATCCTGCGGCACCCCAGCCTAAAGTTGATTTTTTCATGTTTTACCATTTGTTATAAATTTCCATTACTGTAACAGAATGTAATCACAAATGATAATATGCTGAGGTCATTAAAAATAATCGCCTTGCAGTAGCTTTTTCTTGAACTCAAAGCTCATTATCTAAATCGACACTTACTCCAGTAACAACGTTATGTTTAGGCCCTCCGAGACTAACAACATTAGCCAAGCGTATATTCACATCAGAAACACATAGCTTGTTTTCAGATTGCCATTTGCTCAACTCAACAGACATAACATCTTCAAGATGCCGTTCCAGTTCTTGCCGTTTAATTTCGATTTCTTCTAAAGTCAGCATACATGACATATCAATTCACCTTGTACCCAATGCTCACATTATACTGAATGAAATCAGCATCTTTACCCGCATAAATAGATTGGCCATTCAAACATTCTAAGTGTTCGATTGTGAAATATTCAAAATGAGCAAGTAATGCATCACTCAATTTTGTGATTTCAATTATTCCTGAATTGGGACGTGCAAAGCATTGAATCATGATATTACCGGTACGGCGAGTACATGGCTTATCTGCAATGCCAGAATTAAAACTGGGACCACCTGCAATCGTTAAGCGGCACCAAACACCATCTTTAGGTACATTAAAGCCTGGAGCATTTGGATACTGTATTCTGTCCTGCGCAATACCAGTAAAGCTTTGCATACGATCAATAATAGCTTGCCTTGTTTGCTCTAAAGTCATTGCCATCTTAACCACCGTACTTTTGAGAAATAAAGTTAAACGTGAGGCCATAAATACCTTGTGGTGCTTGATCAGACCAGCCGTTTTCTAAGCGGGGTGCATAAGCTTTATTGTTCTGGATATAAACCAAATTGCCCAATTTAATCTTTACAGCTTGAATTGCTGCATCTTGAATTGGGTTTGTTTCAGGTTCACGCACGCCGAAATCAGCAGATCCAATCGAAACAATATGTGAAGCACGGTATGCTCCAGTATCAACAGGACTTAAATTAACTAAGGATTGCACGGTATCCATGACAATATTCTTTACATGTGCTTCTGCTGCTTTAGACACATCAAGACTAAAACTAGTCGGCTTTTTCCCCTTCCACCCCATGACTTTTAACCTCGCTTTCCTCATACATCTTAAAGAGATCCTGAGCGATCGCCTGAATTGAATAAGCTTCAAACTCAGAGCTCGGTTCTCGTTCACCCATGAGCTTTTTAATCTTTTGCCAGACATGAACAGCTTCATGTAAAAGCAATCCATACACTTCAATCTGATTTCTTTCTGAAGTATCACCAAGCTGAACAACTGCATATGCACCTTCGGAATAGAAATCAACCTGAGCTGCAGCCCCTTCAATAGACAAGAATTGATCGACCTTATTCATGTCCTCAAATAGCAAATCCATATGC